ATTGTTACATGTGCGAGAAATGCGAAATAGACTCTAGTGAGTCAGTCATAATCGAACTAGAGGGACTAGAGGAATTAAACAGTAACTAGACGACGCTTGATGGGGTCAAACATCTTAGGACGTTTCTTATTACCCTTACCATTCTGACGATCTGAGTTACGGATCCCTGATCCTTTACCTTTTTTAGCAGCCATATAGAAAGTATATCACATGATAGAACGATGGGAAGAGCTTTACAGCAAGACTCTCAAAAGTATTAAATTTGAAAATCCTAGCTTAGTGCAACAGATGATTCTCAATGCTGCATCTAAGGATGGGGCTAACCTGGAACGAGAGAAGTTCCTAGAAATTCTTCAACAGGAGCAAGAGCGTACCAAACTTGGCTTCATTCAATATCAACGTATCAAGGAACTACTTGAGGAGAACAAATGACAATTTACTATGTTAAACAAGACAACACTGTTTGGGGTTGTGGAGAAGCTGACTGTTGTGGGGAATACTACGAAGAGATTGATAAGACTTTTGTTGACTGTGACCACGAGATACCAGAAGCACAAATGACTGGAGACCACCTGCAAGGATGCGTTGGTGGTGGACCTGTTCTTAAGTGGCGTAAGGCTAACAAGCTTGAGGTCTATGCTTTTAACAGTGGCAAGGATGAAGGATTCCAGGAAGGCTCCGACTGGGGTATTGAATGGCAGAAAAACGCTGAGTCAAAGCTATTTAAGACTAAGAGAGATAAGACTATCCATGAACTTGTTCACGAGGGCTATACAATAATCGTTCAACGTGATGGTACAAAAGAAACATACTATGCGGAGGAAGTGTAATGAATGTATCATCATATACGCTAAAACAAATAGAAAACGAAGTAAAAGAATTTCTGTTTGCTAAGTGGCTAGAGTCGGACCTGGAAGACTATACAGATGCAGAGATGCAAGATGCCTATATCCTATGGCATGAACCATTGGCTAGACAGTATGAGGTGGTTCGGTGAGCGGACTAAGTACTGAAACACTACGCAAAATATATGCTGATGGAGATGCTGAATCTGAATGGTTTTTTGATACTTGGCTAAACAAAGTAAAGGCTGATGCCTGGGATGAAGGATTTGATGCTGGTGAACGTGATGTTTGGGAACACCAATATGGTGAAGCAGATGAAAATTGGGATAAAGATTGTATCCCTAATCCATATCTAGAAAGAGGGAATAAATGAAATTCTTTACATGCTATACCAGAGATTGGACATATGGAGTTTCTTTTGGTCGCAAAGTTGATTGGATTGCTGAAACCGCCTATTGGGTTCTTAAGTTTCATTTTGGAAAAACTGGAATCGCAGTTGGATGGCGTATTAAGAAGGAGGAGGGAAGCAAGTGAGTGGTAGAATTCTTGGGGTATTTAAGAATCAAGAACACATATGTAAATTACCCATAAAACTATTTAAACCAACTAGCACAGTATGGGTGTGTGATTGCAATGAATTATATATCCTGGAATGGGTAAGGCTTGGACCAGACTCTGATAGGGTATGGCGTAACATCACATTCGAAGAGTATCGAAAACTTAGGAGATATTAAAATGACACCATTAGAAGAAGAAATCGTAAAGCTTAGTAGGATATGGTATCACTTTGTAAGCGTAGACCATCACAAAGATCGTGACTGTCACTGGTATATTGAACAGTATTTTTCATATGGGGAAGCACCTTATTACAGGGCATACCACTATGGATACGTTGGCGATAGGTTTGAGGGTACAAAGTGCACAACCCTTGAAGAGGCACAAGAAGAATTAAAAGACAGACTAGCATTAGAGATACACAAGGCAAAGATTTGGGTCAATCGTAATCTAAAAGAAGCTCAGGAAAATCCAGAATCGTGGTATGATCCAGAAGAATACAAGAGAATGCTACACTACCTAAACGGTGGGGAATGGAAAGAAAACTATGAAACTATTAATAGCTAAGATATGGCTAGGCATTCTAGGTCTTGCCTTTATTGGTCTAGTTGTCTTTACAATAATGCAGGTTCCAGTAGAGATATGGGTTGCCATCGGAATCTTCCTAGGACTAGGAACCATAGCTGCATTTACAAAATGGTCCATAGACCAATTGCCTGACATTGAGGATAAAGTCTCGGCGGTAAATAAGAGGAAATAACGCTTGACAAGCAAGCGAGTATGCTCTATAATAGAGATATAACAAACAAAGGAATCTCATGGACCCAATTGCAGCAATCGTTGTGCCAGTCTTGCTTACTACAGTATTCGGCATATCACTTATTATGATTTACGAACTTGTTAAGGTGTTTACCTTTGGTCGTATCCTAGGAGCACTTAGCCTTGCACTTGTTGGTGCATTCTGTCTTGACGTAGCCATCTCTATTATCATTGGAAACTAATGCAAACCTTTCTACCTTACAAAGATTTTAACCAGTCCGCAGAAGCACTGGACAACAAGCGTCTTAACAAGCAGGTCCTAGAGGGTTACCAAATCCTTAAGGTGCTTAACAATCCAGATCCACGTGCAGGATGGCGTAACCACCCAGCTGTAAAGATGTGGCGTGGACATGAGCACGGTCTATGGGATTATATTATGGCTATGGTTGGAGTTGCCAATGACCGTGGTATTAAGACTGATAAGAATGTAGAGAACCTAACGGCTCTTCGTAATGCTACCCAAGATGACTGGGGTACTGGCAACCCTGAGTGGTATGACAATGACACCATTATGAGTCGTGTTACTACTACACATAAAGCTAACCTGTATCGTAAAGACCCAATCTTTTACTATGACCTTTACGAGGCAACAACCGATAAGAACAATAAGCCATGTTGCGACAAGTGCAACTATTACTGGGTAACGCATGTAGAGGCAGCATGAGCATTAAGTACAAACGTATAGTAGAGCGTTATTCACCATCAAAACTGTATGGTATTGCTTTTGAGGTACATCCAAAGGGCAAATCACTAATTATACTTCTGGGCAGAACTCAAGTAATGTTCTACACAGGATTAATCAAATAAGGAGAAACAAATGGAAGACAATTCAATCAAACGAGAGTATCACGCATTCCACGGACACACCTGGCGTTCCTGGGATACCAAAGAACCTATGATTTCATTCAACATGTCCGATGGTCGTAATGAAGCTACTCAGTTCCTAAATATGGAACAGGCAGAAGAAGTTATCGTACTTCTCCAAAGCCTCATTGAACAGGCTAAGGCATTGACAGAAGAAGACGATATGATCGCAGCAACCCTAGACGATACACCTTTCTAGGAACATATGACAATTGAACAGTGGTGGGCGAGTCTAATAGACCCTACAAATTTATTGACAGAATCAATCTATAACATTATATTTGAACTGATTGCAACGTATGTATTTATACGACTGTCTCTTAAAAAGATAGTTAGGAAAATCATTGAAGAACAAAATAAACAAGATTCTGAGAATCTTTAAATGGAGAGTCCAGTTAATCCAAAAAGGATATGACATGGGCTGGCAGCATGGCTATGAAGCTGGTATGGTAGAACAACATAACCAGATCATGGACTTGCTCAATGAACACATCCACGGTATTGACTGGACTAAGGAAGATGCTTTCACGGTCAAGGATGTAATCCCTGTGGTAAAGAACCACGTGGCAGATAAAGAAACGGTAGGATGGGGAAATGACTGATTCAACAAACGTAATAGAATACTCAGTGATGTATCAAGACAAAGACCTAAACAAGTTTGGTGTCATTTGGGATGTATCACCTGAGCTAGATGGAGATACTGCTGCTATCTATGTATTGCATGATGCAGTCAGACAGGCAGAGCAGGAAGACCTAGAGGTCCTGGCTATGGCTAGAGCCAATAAGACTATTCACAATCTTGATGGTCACTTTGCATCTGAGTACACATCTCAATTTGAGAAGGTAGATATCTATGCACCAATCTTTGACGGAAAAGTTCGGCGGTAGAGACCCCATGCTTGTCCCAAGCAAGAAAGACAATAATGATTGAAGTAACAGTATCTCCAGAACGAGTGAAAGAAACACTAGAGTTCGTAAAGGCTATGCGTGAAGCAAAAGAAAAGCACAACGTAACTGACAGGATGTTTGATAAGAACAATACCTCTGAGGGTATTAATATTATCGGACATCTAGGAGAGCAAGCAGTAGGACAGGTATTAGGCTTTCCAGTAGACACTACAGTAATGATCGGTGGAGATGATGGCTCTGATATGAAAGTTGGAGATGTAACCATCCAGGTGAAGACTAGCCAGCTAAAAAGTCTAATCTTTAATGCTAAGTGGCTATTCAAATCTGATATTGCAATTCATGTTCAATATGTTGGAGCAGACAAAACCAAATCAGAAGAAGATCCAAGATTCATTCTTTGGGGGTACATTGATAAGAAAACCTTCCTATCCAAACACTATAAGAAGAACTACGGCTATGGGGAAAGACTGGTAATGGATGTAGAGAACCTGTTCCCTATTGAAGAACTACACTCTCCTATAAATTTTTCGGGGAATCAAGAATGAGCTTCGTAATCCCTAGTATAAACTATAAGGATAACTCCTAATGGGAATACATGATTTCAAATATCCCATTATGCCTGATAGGGTGTATACAGTCATAGAGAGAGATACAGGTAGGTCATTTGATGTTATGGGAGATATCCTGATAGCTGCGTATCTGCTGTATAAGGACACTTCAATACCCTCCGAATATAATGACCTAGACGATTCTGATAGGCTGTTCTAGACCCATTAGAAGGCTGTTTTGGCTATGTTTTACACAGAGTTATCCACAGATTATCTTACTGTTGTTGATAACTGTTGTCAATAAGAGAATGTTTGGAAAGATAAATAGGTAATAGAACATCCTTAATAGCCCTCGTAATCATTTTTCCCCAAACATCCCTATCCCCAAATCCCTATATCACACATATCAGGGTTTGTCAAGTATGCATACTATGCCTGATTTGTCAAGCTTTGATGCCAAATTGTTATATAAAAACTATTGAGAATCGTTCTCATT